CAGCATCAAGACGCATTTTTAGATGAAATTGAAGAGTTTTGTAAGAATAGGGCTCTGGCAGAGGCCGTGCTCAGTGCGGTGGATCTCATTGAAAAAGGCAATTATGGTGAGGTTGAAAAGCGAGTAAGAGAAGCCATACTGATCAGTCTACAAAGCGATGTTGGAACAAACTACTTTGAAGACCCTAGGGCAAGACTGCTGCGAATAAAAGACAACAACGGACAGGTCAGCACGGGATGGCGTGATGTTGATGACAAGCTTTACGGTGGTGTTAATCGAGGAGAAATAACCATTTGGTGTGCAGGCTCTGGTGTAGGGAAATCATTGTTCCTGCAAAATATTGCCATCAATCTTGCAGTGAAAGGTCTTAACGTGGTTTACATCACGCTTGAGCTAAGCGAAGAGCTGTGCTCAATGCGAATGGACAGCATGTTGAGTGAGGTTCCAACCAAGGAAATATTTAGAAAGTTGGATGAGGTAGAAATACGTGTGCGTCAAGCTGGGCATAAAAGCGGTGGATTGCATGTTAAACAGCTTCCACAGGGCAGTACATGTAACGATATCAAAGCGTATCTAAAAACATATGAAATTGAAACACAGAAAAAACCAGATGTCTTGGTGGTCGATTATCTGGATCTGTTGTTTCCTAACAACAAAAGGATTGACCCAAGCAATCTATTCGTAAAGGATAAGTTTGTTACGGAAGAACTGCGAGGTTTAATGGTTGAACGACAGATGATCGGCCAAACCGCTGCACAGTTGAATCGTTGCCTTACTCTTGACTCGACTGTAACTGCCAATGGTAAAACTATCCAAATCAAAGATGTCAATGTCGGCGATTGGCTAGATTCAGATGAAGGACCTGTTAGCGTAACTGATGTAACCAAAGTTAGTCCTAGACCAGTGTTTAAGATCACAACAAAATCTGGAAAGACTATTACATGTAGTAATAATCATGTGTTCCCAACAAGTAACGGAGAAAAAAGTTTAGAAACAGGACTGAAAGTTGGTGATAAACTAATTGTACGGCATAAATAGACTGCAACACAGGAGAACATTTATGCCTACATATTTCTCGTTCTGTAAGAAATTACCAGATCTGGCATTTGATCAAAAACTGATATTAAACGATATAGATATATCAAGAGCCGAGTATCGAAAGTTTAAAGATTTATTAACACGATATCTGGTTCTTGGTATAGATTTAGAGACATTGAAAGTTCAATGGCCTATAGCCAAATTACTAACTACACACGATGCATCGTCTCTTGATGTTTATATTGCTAGATACGGTCATATACACGGGACAAGGCTACATGCGATAAAGACTAACAGTTGCATACAGACTAAAGAAAAATATCAAGCCAAGTATGGTGAAGTTAACGCGGCAGAACGGTTGTCTAAACTTGGAGCATCGCTGGAGAACTATATTGCTAGATATGGACAAGAAGATGGTATAGTTAAATGGAATTTGTATTGCAAAAAGAGGTCAGAAACTTACAAATCTAATAGAGGGAAATATGCCAAGAGAAATTTAGCATGGTTTGTAGAGAAGCATGGCGAGGAACTTGGTTATCAGATCTGGGACAAAAAGCGAAGGGCACAGGGATATAAGGTTAGTTTAGCCGGATATATTGAAAAATATGGAGAAGAAGAAGGTCGACTGCGATGTAAAGTAGCTAAATCAAGATCTTTAGAATATTTTGTTAGTAGATACGGCAACGATCTAGGAACAACCAAATATAATGCGTACAGAAATAAGACATTGCCTAATAAATTTACAGCAAGTAAGTGGTCATTGGAGGTAATAATGTCTTGTTTAAAGATTATACCGGATTTATATTACTATGGTATAAACGAAATGGTATGGCAGCTTCCGGCTAAATGGCAAACGATTATTGGTACTCGGTGTATTTGTCCAGATTTATTTTACAAAGGTCGTATAATAGAGTTTAATGGAGACTGTATACATGCTAATCCGACATTGTTCGAATCTACTGACACGCCGCACCCATATCGGCCGATGTGGTCAGCAAAAGATATATGGGACAAAGATGCCAACCGAATTGCGTACTATCAAAGCAAGAATTACCAAACATTGACAGTATGGGAATATGATTATGTTAACAATCCACAAAGGACATTTGAAGAATGTATCAACTTTTTACAGAGCTAGATGAAATTGAATCTATAGAATATATCGGTATCCAAGATACACTAGATATATCAGTTACTGGCAACCATTTATTTTATGCTAACAACATATTAACTCACAACTCGTCGGTTCAAGAACAAGAACACGATCATAGCCATATATCGGGAGGTATTTCTAAAATCCAAACGGCTGACAATGTGATTTCAATTTTTGCATCCGCTGCTATGAAAGAACGTGGCCAATATCAAGTGCAGTTTTTGAAAACACGTTCGTCCAGCGGTGTCGGCAGCAAGGTTAATCTAGGGTTTGATCCAAACACTTTGAGGATTTTTAATGCTGACGATGATGTACAGGCATTAACAGCAGTAAGCACAGCCGATAAGTTTGCAGACCTGCGACGTAAAAATTCAGCAGCAGCAAAAAAGGATGATGCCAAGCCCAACACAAATGATACCACAAAAGGCATCAAGGATCTCAGTGCGTTAACGTCATTGGTTAGACGTTAATCGTGTGGGTGCTGAAGCATATCACCTATCAGCAGCATGAGGCATACCACTATGTTAGGTAATGCTGCGGTATCAATAGCGTGGCGATCGCCTTCCACATGATTTACCATGCTGCTGATGTGTTTCAGCGCTTCTGATTCGTTTCCCGATTTTGCAGATTCTATTGCAGATACGATTCCCGACATAACATGGTTCATGCCACCATCTGGGTGGCGATCCTTTATGCCGTTGAGCAAATACTTGACAAGTTTTGTAGCCTGCAACTTGGATACAGGACTAACATCGCTGGCCATTTGTATGGTTTTAACAACCTTGTCAATGCCAGTATCTGCGGATGTAACATCTTCCTCAGATTCGGTTACCGAGGGAGCCCCGACTGCCCTGATCTTTCCCAGTGTTTGTGCTTTTGCGTTAGGACTTGCCCTCAAAAGATGATCAAATGCGGTTGCCAAGGCCAACGCCTGTCCTGGACTCAGCTGCGGATTATCGTCCTGCAATGCTGTTATGGCACTCTTGAAATCACTTTGCAAATTGCTTGGAATTTCTAGTATTGTAATGAGAGCATCCGTGTCAAGACTTCCTGAGATCTTTTGTAATCCAGCTGGCTTTGTGAGCATATTGGTGACTGGCTCGCTATTGTCGTCAGGAACAGAATCTTCTTCTGAAATCAAGCCCGCATACTCATTAAGCCTGTTAACCATGCTTCTAAAATCTTCGGCTGTGAAATGTGCCACGTCTGTCTCCAAAATGTATGACTATTTATACATAGCACCGTTTGCATATAAATATCACACGATCATATAGGAACCTTCACGTGGACTCATTAAAAAACATTATAGATGAACTTGATGCAATTGTTCCGGCAAAAAGCAAGCATACTGTCATTGAAAGCAGGGCAACCCATTTAATAGCCAGTGCCATCAATCTCATACGGTTGATCCGAGAGAGCTATCCAGACGACCAAGCAGACGATCTTGTAAAAAGATTGCATCGCAGCATCATGAGCGAAGATGAAAGAAAATTCACACGTAAAATTAAAGAGATAAGGAAAGAGCGATGAGCGAAAGCATGCGGAACCTCATGAACATGATGGGCAACGAAACGCATCGTCTGGATGAAGGAATACTTGATTTTATCAAAAAATTCAAGCCTAATCTCGATCCGGTTGCCAAGGCCCGAAAACATGGACAGAAAGAAGTTGATGATCTGGAGAAGGAAGCGCTACAGCAGTTTGCCCAGTACATGGGTCGTAACCGTCAGGATTACAAAACCGTTACTTGGAATACCCTTGCACGATATTTGACAATAAGAAATCAATTAGGCCTCAGTGCAGATGACGTGAAAAGAATAATCCTAGATCCTGGAACAAAAAACGTCATTGCACAAAAAATACCAGGTGGTAAAATACCAAAAACCTGGGCAAAGCCGCAAGAAGCAATATCTGGCAATCCTGCCGATCCCAAAGCAGAATCCATAGCCCAGGCAATTGTAACCTATATAGTTGGCTTGGCCGCAATAAAACATCTAGAAATCGCAGCTGGCGGAGAGGATGTCGATATGACAACTCCTGCCGGGGTTCAACCTGCGCCAGCAATAGCACCCGCTGGGGCCGGGCGCGCACAAACGGCTGCAACAAGCAATTATAATCCCGTTGCACCACCACAGAAGCCCGTGGCTACCGGTAATGCAAAAGCAGATAACGCAGCCAAGATACTATATCAACTTCAACTTGCCATGCATACGTTGGCAGGAGGCACTCCATGAAACTGAATGACATCGCCAAAAGATCGCAGCTTAGTGACACACAGATCGATTTGATCCTTGAAACAGCATCGACCCGTTCCACATTGCTGGGTACCTCCTCAAATATACCATTTGCAAACACAGGTATATTTGAAAGCATTAGCCTAGATGAATCAAGATATTTTAAGCGGTGGGAAAACGAAGCACTACCTCTATTGCTTGAATTCATAACATACATGGCGGAAGCAGATCTAACTCCTGATCAAATTGGGCAATTACTTGGCAATGCTGTTGATCACGCTAACAAAAGTGGTCAAAATCGTACCAAACTTGGAAAAGCAACCGATGTTGGCAAAAAGATTGCTGGCAAAACAGTAGATGCTGCTAAAGTTGGTGCCAAGAAAATGGCACAAGCAGTCGCGGTGCAAAACAAGATCAAAAATAAGATTGGTGAACTGCTACAAAACACAAAAACCGTAAAAAACATCGACGCACTATACGAAAAGGCCGTGGCTAAACTGGAAGAAGCATTGGGTGGGCCAGATAGCGATATCAGCAAGCTAACAAAACAGCTCGGCGCATGGCTCAAAGCGCATCCTATGTATGGAGCGGGTATCGTTTCGGTATTAACCCTTCTAGCCACCGTTACTCTGGGTACAGGCGGACTTACAGCAGCTCCACTTCTCGCGGCTGCAGGTGTTAGCAAATCAGCGATCATCGGATATTTCCTACGATTCACCATGGAGCTACTAAAAGGAGAGAAACTGAGCACCGCAGCGGGCAAGGGTTTATGGGGTGCAATGGTTGGCGCGATTGCCCACATGGGAGTTGATGAATTACAACATCTTATAGGCGATCCGGTAATAAAAAATGTTTATACGGCCCAAGCAGCAGCTGACCCTGGGGTCAGCATGTCAAGCTATAGGACGGTGATCACCATAGACGACGGCCACGGACACATAAACCACGCTAACCTTGACTTTCTAGGAACTCCAAAAGAAATCACCGCCATACAAAACATAATTGATCGATCACAGGAACTCATCAAGGCAGGAAAGCTCAAAGAGGCAAGCAAGCTTCTAAACAGTTTAGCAGAACATACACCTTATCCAGAAGAGCTGGTACGCGAATTTACGTCTGACCAGGGAGGTGGCAAAAAGTTCACGGAAATCGTGTCGAGATTTATAGGTAAAGAGTTGGCAGATCAAAGCGCAGCATCAACTGCCATCATGAAAGTAGCTACGGATTTTGAATCACATGTTAAAACCATATCTCAAGGACTTGCAGCGGCGGCCAACGCCGGTGCAGTTGGCTTCGCCGGTTCCAAGGAGACAACTCCGGAGTCATTAAATGAGCTCGACCTAAAGCAGGCATGGAGCAAAACCAAGGATGTAGCCAAGCACGCGGCAGGCCAGGCCCGCGGAGCTGCATCCAGCCTTGCAACCAAAGCAGGGGAAAAGATAGGTAAGGTTGCCGGCGAATACACCAACGTCATCACAATGAAAAAACTTCGTGCCGCTTGGGAAAAAGCAGGAAAACCCATTGACAGCGAAGCAATGTCAACTTTTCTTGCAAATCAAGGGTTTGATAAGGCAGCAGTGGCATCAATATTTACGGATGCAAACATCCCCTTACCGCAGGCATCCGGTGATCCGGTTGACAAGGTAGTGTCAAGTTTACAGGTAGATTTGGGCGACATGGCGGCTAACAATATTCTCAACAAGGCCAAAAATGAGGTCGAACGCCTGTTGAAAAATGGAGATACTGCCGGTGCAATGGCCTTCCTGCAGAAGACGGCAAACGAGGTGGCAAAGTTCGCTGCTCCGCAGTCCCCGCCCAAAAAGACATCGGCTGCGGCGTCGACTGCCGCACCAGCAAGCCAAAAACCGGCTGCGGTCAAGCAAACAGCAGGCGCGGTTAAAAAATCACCAATAAGAGCATCGACAAAACCGATTACACGACAGAAAGCCTACGCGAACAAGATGAAGTCTAAAGTAAGTGAAAACATAGATCGGCACATGTTGCTTGTGCAAACGATGTTAAAAATCATTAGGGAAGATGACCATGACAAGAAAACAACGGTCAAAAAAATACGTGCTTTAATGGAATACGCATCCGGAGGCAGCACGAGTGCCGGCAGCATTGCAAGCATACCCGGTGCAGGCGGACCTCTTATGCCCATGATACGCAGGATGCCGGCTGGCCAGAGCTTTTTTGGCCCAGCTGGTACATTACCGCCTGAAAAGCCAAAGAGCCGTAAGAAGCGTAAGAAAAACGGTTAAAAATACAGATTGATATAAATAACTCTGCAAAACAAAGTTTGCACTTAACAAGGAGAACAAACAATGGCCTATAATTCAGGCACTTACAACCGCGTTAACGGTGGTGCACTTGGGGGTAACTTCCTCACAGGCAGCATGGACTTTTTCACCATTGCTACATTGGTGCCATGCTTCCAGACCAACGTCGATACCCCAATCAACCTGCTATACACACAGCAGGGTTACAGCACTTGGCAGCCAGTCACCGTTGTGGACGGAACAGGTACTGCCCAGACATACAACTCGGCCGGTGCTTACCAGGATGCATACGTGAAGCAGACCAACCTTAACATCCTACAGCAGCTTTTTGCCCAGAATGTTAACCCAGTTGCAATCAGCTGCAACTATGCAACCTCTTCAAACCCAAATGCAATCAACCTCACTGCAACACAGCTGAACGCTTCAACAAACTACAGCTACAGCAATGATTTTGGTAGCGATTACACCAGCAGCCAGACGGTATATTACATCAAGTTTATCACTGAGCGTACCGGTTACTGGTATGTGAGTGGTTCAACCGTTGACAGCCCAAATTGGGACAGCAACACAACTGGCTACCAGTTCCTTGATGCACTGAACAGTGCAACATCAGCTGGCGTAACAGTTTTTGACCTGCAGAGCGAAGTGCTTAATGGTTCAACAACTGCCGGTACCCTTACTTCCCTAAGCGGACAGACAGTCAATGTCAACACCAACTATTTTGAAGTTGCACCTGGTGCAAGCCTCAACACAGTTGCATATGTTGCAACATTGGCCAATGCTGGTTCACCAAACGTTCCAAACCAGAACGCACTACCAACTCCATAATATCGCCCATAAAGCGTATTACAAACATGAAAGGCGCAGCAATGCGCCTTTCTTTGTGATTGTGTAATAAATATTCAATCATGTTATTAGATCATATTTTTACCCCAGCAGGCCCGATTGAAATGACCATTGTACGCAAGGATGGGAAAATCA